CAATACATAGGAGTCCCATCCGATGGGCGCCGCAGTCAAGATTGAGCACGTCGATCGCCTCGGGGTATTACTCCAAAAGCCAAAGCGCATTAAGATCCTCGTTGGTGGCCGCGCTTCCACCAAATCAACCTTTGTTGCTGACCATTGCATAGCTCAAATTGCCCAGGGCAAACGGTGGTGCTGTGCACGAGAGTATCAAAACTCTGTTGATGATTCGGTTCACGCCCTGCTCAAGGATGAGATAGATCGCCTTGAATTCGGTGGCTTTAACGTACTCAGAAATGCAATACATCATGCCAGTGGCGGCGAGGCATTCTATCGTGGCCTGGCGAGAAACATCACGAGCTTGAAAGGTCTGCACTGCGACGTGCTGTGGATGGAAGAAGGCGAGACCACCAGCACTGATACATTGCGTGTTGTGACTGCCTCTATCCGTGCCACTGCCAAGGACCAAGCCGACGCCGCTCGGGAAGGGCGAGAGGTTAAAGTCCCTGAGATCTGGATCACAATGAACCGTGGTAGTTCTAAAGATCCGATCAGCAAGAAATACCTCAAGCGTGCTGAACATGACTTAGAACGCTGTGGTTATTACGAAGATGACCTGGTGATGATCATCGAGGTGAACTACGACGAGAATCCCTGGTTTGATGGCTCAGGGCTGGAGCAAGAACGTGCTGACGACAAACTTTACCTAAGCACTGCAGCCTATGATCACAAGTGGCATGGCGCCTACTCAGACACCGTAGAGAACGCAATCATTGAAGCCGACTGGTTTGATGCCTGTGTCGACGCTCACATTAAACTGGGCTTTAAGCCTGAAGGTATGGAGGTTATATCGCATGATCCTTTCGACGGTGGCAACGATGCTGCGGGACTCGTATATAGGCATGGCTCTGTCATCATGGCTGCATCAGAATCACGTGAGGGTCGCGTCAACGATGCTTGTGATTGGGCTTTGGATCTTGTCCATGATATTAAACCTGATTATTTTATATGGGATGCTGGTGGTGTCGGCGCAGGTCTCAAGCGACAAATCACCGACTCACTCCATGGAAAGAACATCAATATCCAGTCCTTTGAGGGTCAGTCCTCTGTAGCCAATCCAGAGCAAGTCTATGATCCGACGGTTGGCATGGTCATGAAGGCCAAGAAGAACAGAGAGGCATTCCTGAATCGCAGGGCCCAACGTTACTGGAACCTGCGCGATCGATGCTTCAAGACCTGGTTGGCTGTCACACAAACAGAGAAGCACGGATACATTGACCCAGGGGAACTGATAAGCTTTAGCAGTGAGATCAAATGTTTGCCTATAATGAGATCAGAGATCTGCCGTATCCCGCGTATTCCCAACGATACCGGCAAGATTCAAATCATGCGCAAAGATGAGATGTTCAAAGAAGGCATCGAGAGCCCAAACATTGCTGATTGTGTCATGATGTCACTGGACGCTGAGTTTATCCCGCAGAAGAAGAAACGAATACCACAACAAACAGCGAAGAATGCTTATGCCAGAAATAGATAGAGATATCGAAGAGTCACGCGATGAGCTCCAGAGAATCCAAGATCTCATAAACAAGGATTACTTCGCTGTGGATCAACAGAGGGACTGGTCTAATGAAGATATGCGTTTTTGTGATGTCGATGGTGCCATGTATGAGGATTGGTTCCAGGAGCAGTTTGAAGACAGACCAAGGATGGAATTTAACAAAGTGGCGCAAGCTGTGCATCGCTTCATTGGTGAGTGGGCATCAAATCGCTTTGAAACAAAATTTCTCGCAGACGATGGAAAGACATCGGAAGCTGACGCGGACCTGTTATCTGGCCTATATCGCAAGGACTTTAGACGCTCTAGCGGCGCGGAAGCTATCGACAATGCCGTCCAAGAGATGGCCAAAGGTGGGTTCGGAGCGTGGCGAATCAGTACAGAGTTTGTGGACGAGGAAGACATTGATAAAGATGACCAGCGCGTAGTCTTTGAGCCTATATTCTCGGCTCAGAACTCGGTTATTTACGATGCCAATGCCAAGAAGTATGCCAAATCAGATGCGCGTCATGTCACTTACCTTGAGCAAATGACCACAAAAGCAGCCGAAGAAGAGTGGGGCGACGATGTTGAGAGTGCCTTTGCACCGCCTGATATGGGTAGATTCAATTGGAATAATGGTAAGTATGTTTGGATTGGTAATTTCTATGAGATCCGCAAGGATAAGCAGGACGTCATTATCTTTGAAGACCCATTAGGGCGTCGTAAAGCGGTGTTTGAGGATGATTTCAAAGAGTTCCTTGGTGAGATGGCAGACGGTGGCTACGAAGAGATAAGCCGGCGTAAGAAGATCAGAACGTCAGTTTGGAAAACCATTGTTGGCGGCTCTAAGATCCTGGAAGAGGCTAAGCGTATTCCCGGGAAGTTATTACCCATCGTTCCCATGTATGGCTTCCGATCGTTTGTTGATGGCAAAGAGTTTTGGTATGGCATTGTTCGCAAGAACAAGGACGCCAACCGTCTATTCAACATGTCAGCCACCTCGGTCGCAGAGTCAGCAGCAACCACCTCTATTGATATGCCAATTCTCACTGACGAACAGGTGGAGGGCAGAGAGTCCCAGTTATCACAGATGCACTTGGGCAAGTTCAACTATGCCGTTGTCAACCAGCTATACGACGAAGCAGGCGCGTTAATACCTTCTGGTCCAGTGGGTCGATGGGGATCACCAGCCGTTGACCCCAATACGGCAGCCATAATGCAGATCGTCAGTGAGTATATCCAGCAGGAGACTGGCGGAACTCCACAGGATATTATGGACCCCAAGACGTCAGGCAAGGCCATAAACGCCGCCATAAGCCGCGTTGACATGAACACGTTTGTTTTGATGGACAACATAGCCAAGTCACAAAAACGTGCGGGCGAGGTTTACAGGTCGATTGCCGGCGAGATAAATGATACTGAACGCATGGTTAATCTGATTGAGCAGGATGGTACTGAGAAGTCGGCACAGTTGTTTGAGTTGATAATTGATGAAGAGACAGGCCAGTCCAAAGCGATCAATGATATCCGCAACGGTGAGGCAGTCTTTGAGGTCGTGGTTGATACAGGCCCTGCGTTTGCCAGCAGAAAGCGAGAAACACTTGAGACATTCAAGGACATCATGGCTATCACGCCTCCAGATTCACCTTACACGCCGTTCTTATACTCTGGGATTATAGATAGCATTGACGGAGTAGGGCTTGAAGGTCTAAGAGAGTTCAATAGCCGACAGAAGTTGATTCAGGGACTCAGGAAGCCAGAGACTGATGAAGAGACCGCTATAGTCAAGCAGGCCCAGGAATCCCAGAGCAATGAGCAGGCAGAGTACCTCCAGGCTCTGGCCAATGAATCCAATGCTAACGCCGCGGAATCTCAATCAAACGTGCAGAAAAATAGTTCTGCAGCTCAGCTAAACCTGGCTAAAGCATCAGAGACCATAGCAGGGATTGACCTGAGCAGATTTAAGGCAGTCAATGACGTTGTGGAGGCTCGGGCAGAACGTGCGGCTCGTGGTGCTGTGGCCATTGGTGGTGTATAGTTAGTCAGCCAATTCGGCATAACTGAAAAGAGACTGATATCATGACTGATTTAGACATCGAAAATGAAATCCAAGAAAAAGGTTTAACGGCTCCTCGTGTAACTCCCGAGCGATTAGAAGAAGTAATTGTCCACGAACAGTATTTTGTTTTCCCAGAAACGACATTCACTGCTTGTTTATTAACCTTACAGAATGGTTACACTGTTCTTGGTGAAAGCGCGTGTGCTAGTCCGGAAAACTTCAACGCTGAACTCGGTCGGAAAATTGCTCGATCAAATGCCGTCAATAAAATATGGCCTTTGGAAGGCTATTTGCTTAGAGATAAGTTAAGCGGATAACATTGATAAATTAAAGATAATGGTTTATAAATAGAAAACCCCCGATGGTTTGCAGTCATCGAGGGCTTGGGGGAAACTCCAACAGTGGTCGGACACTGCGAAGTAGATTTCATGTTATACCACTTTCCTTGTCCTGCCAAATTACAATTAGTCTGCATTGAAGAGAGTAGTGCGCAAGCAAACCGGTTAGCGCGGTCCCCTTCCATCGGTTCAACATAGACCGAGCGATCGGGGCGACACAGGCCATGAGCCTATATCCTGGTTCGACTCCAGGCCGCTACTCTCTTCAATGCAGATTAACTACTAATTTACTGAGGAATAATGATGAGCAGAGAGATTAAGTTTAGAGCCTGGGGTCATTTGCCTGATACTGATGATTATCAGATGTTCCATGATGTGTTGCTGTATCAATTTCATGGGGTTCTTATGCCTGCGGTTAATGAATTTGATAACCCGGTATGCGATCACAATCTTATGCAATACACCGGCCTAAAGGATAAGAACGGTGTTGAGATTTACGAGGGGGACATTATCACCGTTGCTAATGAAACCAGTACTAACCCAAGACGTGGTGAAGTTGTATGGCATGATGATCAGTCTTGTTTTTATATTCAAAGTAAACCTTATGACTATTTTCACCCTTTAGCGTCTTGGATTGAAATCGTTAAGGCAACTGGCGTTGAGGTTGAAGTAATCGGCAACATCTACGAACACCCAGAGTTATTAATTAAAGGTTAGAAGATGAAAGTTAAGAATGGCATATGGGAAGTAAGCTCCGGCAAAGGCGATAGGTGCTACATCAAATGTATTGATACTGACCCGATACTTCACCCTCATGATCTTGCTGGACTCAATGGCGTCGGTATGTATTACGGAGTAAAACACCTTACTGATTTGGCAGATGCAATAGCTAAATTTTTACAGCCAACAACCAATGAGACTAATTCAATGACAGCCATTAAACCGCAAGATTTTGGCGCTGTGCCAGATATCGACTGGACTAAGCCGCTCGAGTGTGATTTGGGTGACGTGGTTGCCTGTGACACTGGAGACACTGGAGGCCTTAGGTTTTCAATACGTGTCACTTACTTAGATATATCTTATATGGTTGACATTAAAACGGGGGAAAATTCTGTTATGTTCTTGGATAGGTATACTACAGTTATCAATAAAGGTCCGCTTCCTGATTCATTCACAGTGCGGAACAAGAAAACCAACAGGGATAGGGCTATAGAAATAATGCATGAATATAAGGCTGCCAGCTTTGAGGAATATGTGGATGCATTAATCAAAGCCGACTTACTGAAGGAGGATGAATGAAATTCAAAAAGGTTTCAGAAGACGAATTTACTTCCTTCCTGATTAATTACCCTAATGAATTAGAGGTAGATGTTGCCTTAATGTTTGAGCCACCACGGAAAACATATAACGATTTTTCAGACGGTAAGGTATGGCCTGATAGTATTGTTGCGTCAGTTTCATTGCTAGAAGATGGTTCTGAAGAGGGCTATAAAATATTAAAGGAGGATGAGTGAATATAGTTGCAATAACTAACCAAATACATGACAAGCTCAACAAGCTGGGGCTCAGTGACGACCCGAGATACGGCTACACTATCAGAGATAATTGGACTCAATTAAGCGGGTATCATGGCTCCCCTCTTTGTCTGACCCCTGTCTATAACTTCGCCAAAACAGGCCGATACGTGTCTGTGGATTACACATTTGAGCCATCAGGCTTTAGATTCATGCTCGTGTCCTGGCTATTATTTGGTGGTAAGTTGACGTTCAAGAGGGGTAAGGGATGCGCAGACTAAAAGCAAAAGTATTTATTGTGCAGCTTCTGCGATGGTGCAGGCTAATACCGGATGTCTGGTACAGCTGCGAAATAGAATTAGCCAGCATGAAAGCCCACGAGCTTGACCGCTTCTTTAACGGGGATGAGTGATGCAATGTAAAGACATACTCGATCAGCCAATACTTGATTGGCTCAGTAAGAATACAAGCGAACACAAATGGGCGAC